GTGCTACTCTGTGAGTTGTATTATAGACTTGTTCACTTATTGGAAGTAAATTTTGATTGATCATTGTGTAACATCTTCAAGGATAACCATGGAACCTTTGGCTACCGTCCAGACTCTTCCCTCAGACAAAAGTTCTGTGAGTTGAATATCAAAGATATCTCCTGTCTCTAAAAGTTCTGATTGTGAAGATGTTAGGTTTACCGTGAAACTTCCTTCTGTGTCTTGAAATTCAATTGGCTCTGGCAATAATGTAACAATTACATCATCAGTTGATGGACGATAAATATCCATCTTAATTTCCCAGTCTTCTAAATATAATGGCTCTCTTGCATCATTTGTTACATATACTCTAAATGCTGCAGAGTCTCCTCTAACTACCGTCCAACGAACCTCTGGAGGTGCTGAACCAAGAGCGTAAGAATCTGTGGGTTGATTTCTAAAGGTAGCCATAATGTTATTATATCACGACAACCCGTCTTTAAGGGCTCCCCATGTTCCATTGCCTTTTGTCTGAACAACTATCATTCCACCAAGTGGTTTGGTTGCTTGAATTGCAACGACACCAACATATCTTGCTGGTCCAGTTGACGGTCTTCCTCCAACAATATTTCCAGTTTCATTTATATAAATTTTTGTTCCAGCAGGACCAAACTCGGTTGTATTAATTTGTATAATTCCAGACACTACAGCGATTCCATCGCCCCCACTAACACCTGCAGGAAGCATGTCTGCTTGTAACAAACCAAGTATTGGAAAATTTGGATTATGATCAACGCTTGACGGATTATATCTCTGTACAAGCGGTTTTAATTTTCCATCATGTGAGACACTACCAGAAATAAATACTGGTGTTCCTGCGGGTAGTGTAAGAGAAGAACTTGCATTTCTAACAGGAGAAGCAACGCTTGTCATTCCAAGCGGGGGAAGAATATTATTCAAAGCATCAACTAATACTTTAAAATCTCCGTGTACATTAACGGGATCTGAAGCAAGAGGGTACTTCATAGTAGGATAGTTAGATGAACCTTGTGGCATAATCTTTATTATACCACCCTATAAAGTTGACTTTTGACTAAATTTTGTGTTATACTTGGTAGTAACACCTACCAAGGTGTTATTGTTTTCTAAGGAGGAAACTATGATTAAATTTATCGAAAGAAACAAAGAGATCATTAGCACACTCAGTATATTGGCTTTAGTAGTGACTTTATCAAATGCTGCTAATGCCGAAGAAATAACCACTAAGAACAATTTAAGTACTGAACAGGCTCAGAAGGCAGAAGATACCTCGAAAGAGGTTTTTTTGGTTTCTAAGGCTAAAAAATTAGAGAGTTTTGAAAATAAAACTTCTCTTACAGATATTGAACTAAAGCAACTCCTACACCTTGTTGGTTTTAGGGGTCAAGACTTGGTTGTGGCTTGGGCTATTGCCAAGAAGGAATCTAATGGTCGACCACTTGCATTTAATGGCAACCATAAGACTGGAGACTCTTCTTATGGGGTCTTTCAAATTAATATGATTGATAACTTGGGTCCAGACCGTAGAACTAGGTTTGATTTGGACTCTAATGCTGAACTATTCAATCCCGTAAAAAATGCAGAAATTGCATACTATATGTCACAAGGTGGTGACGACTGGTCTTCTTGGAAAGGCATTACTCCAAGAACTAAAGAGTGGATGAAGAAATTTCCACGTAACTAATTTATAACAATTTGTCTCAGTTCTTGATGGTTATACATCCAATGCGGTGTGTTTCCATCAAAGAACTGGACATCAACTTCTTCAAACTTATCATTTCTTCCATATATAGATTGACGATCCATTACTGGACTGTAGATTTTTGCCGTTGGGGATAGAAAACAAGCCCACCAACTAAAACTACTGTTTGCACGAAAAACAGTTCTAGCAAAATAAATCTTTAAAAAATCTTCAAGCCAATCAAATATTTTATCTTCTTTATAAGTTGATCCTACTGGATAAGACCAGCCAAACCTTTCTGATTTTGGTCTATCCTTATGCCATTTATTTATATAATCATCAGACACCCAAATTATTTTTTCTGGATCAAATCCTCTTTGCTTAAAAGCATTTAAATACGAATCCATAGAAATTACTGAATAGCCCTGAACATTATTCTTATTAAAATCTGGATTAGAGATATCGTCTCTTCTCAAATGAGCCAAGTCATATGTACCCTGAAGCGCTGACCAATATTTATAAGACTCAGTATTTTTTACTTCATCAGAAAACTCAAATACATCAAGTAAATGATTTTTTGACATTGGAAAATAAATATCTTTTCCATAAGCACACACGCTATCAAAATATACTGGATGATCATACTTTAAATAATTTTCTGGGCTTTGCTCTGGATTAATTAACCTAATGTCTTTAAATGAATTACTTAGTATTCTATTAATTCTAAATGGATCATTTGCACCAGGAAAACTCTGATTAAGTTCAAACCTAACATTATCGTTTTCCAATACTCTGTGGTGTTGATTTTTAAATAGTCTGGTTCCTTCCCAATCAGAAGGCAACAAAAACTCAGTTCCAGTTACCCTAGAATATGTTGCTCCGTAGGCATATTGATGCATTCTGTTGCCAAACCTGCCATGCCAATGGGATAGGAGGATAAAACTCATGAACTAATTATATCTTAGTCTTTATCCAATTATATGTTTTTGTAATACCATCTTTTAATGATATAGAATAGTCCCATTGAAGTTTTTCTCTGACTAGGTCGTTATTTGAGTTTCTGCCACGAACACCAGTTGGACCATCTACATGCTTTTTACTTAAAGTCTTGCTCTCAACTGATGAGGCAATGTCAACAAGATCATTTATAGTTACCATTTCTTCGGATCCAATATTGACTGGACCAGTAAAATCAGACTTCATTAGTCTTCTTGTTGCCTCTATGCATTCGTCTATATATAAAAATGAACGGGTTTGCTCTCCATCCCCCCAAATTTCAATAGAATCTATTCCAGTAATAACTTTTCTACATATTGCTGCAGGAGCCTTTTCTCTACCGCCATTCCATGTTCCTTCTGGACCATAGATGTTATGATATCTTGCAACTGCTACTGGAATATTATAGTTTTTATTAAATGCTAAAAACAATCTTTCGCTAAACAACTTTTCCCATCCATACTCGCTGTCAGGATTGGCAGGGTATGCATCTGACTCTTTAAGCCCAGGATTATCTGTAGATTCTTGAATATGTGAGGGGTACATACATGCAGAACTACTGTAAAAAATTTTTGTTTTATTTACACTATTTTTTTGATTTAGTCTTAGTTGTGCTCTAAGTAGATTAAGATTAATTAATGCAGAATTTTCCATTATGTTTGCATCATTTTCTCCCGTAAAGATATAACCTGCTCCACCCATATCTGCAGCAAACTGATAAATCTCATCAAAAGTATCTATAAACTTTGGTGCCAAGTCTACATAAAAATTTCCCTGATATCCTTTAAATTGAATTACTTTTTCCATATTGGAATATTCAGAAAGATCTCTAATTATAAATTCATCTGCTTTTGTTTCAGAAAATTCTGGATTTTTTATATCAACTCCACGAACCCAGTATCCTTCAGACTTAAGTCTTTTGACCATGTGGGATCCTATAAAACCACCTGCACCAAAAACTAAAGCAGTCTTCATTATCTTAGCCAACTCACAACAGAATATCTTGTTCCTTCTTGTACTGGAAGAACGGAGTGATTGTATACATAAGTTGATGGAAAAATAACCATCTGATTTGCTTTTGGTTTTAAAGTAACATTAAATCTTGGGAAAAATAGTTCTCCTCCAGAGTAGTTATCGTTTATGTAATAAAGAGTAGATATTCTTCTATGGTATTCTGGATGATCATCTATATGATTAACAAATTTTTGACCAACTCCATATTTTAAAATACCGTAAACATCATGCCATGTTGTAAATATTCCATAGTTGTTTTTATAGTCAATTTCTAATGGCCCGAAACTTTCTAAAAAAATATTAGACAAACTATTTTGAAATGCATCTGCCAGATTTGTATGATCATTTACTATGGTATCAGAATAACGAACTCCAATCTTCATTGTATCTCTTTTGGTTTGATCTGTTTGTTCCACATCACCATTTTCTTTTCTTCCAGAATAAACGCCTGCCAAACTCCACTGAATATTTGCAGACTTCATTCCTTCTTCTATGTCATCAACTAGTGTTTCTGAGTCTTTTATAACATTATCATAAATCATAATTCCTGGAGCAATTTCATTTTTTATCATATTACCACTTTCCTAATGGACAGGTTGCTGCCTGTAATTTAGTCTTAGCAGCCATGAAGCAACCACACTTTTTACACTGTTTTGTTAATTTGATTAATTCTGGACATGACTGACAAATAGAGTATCTACTTACTGCTACTTCAGAAGAGGCCCATTCAGTTGTTGGATTAACCAAATCCCAGGGTCTGGTTTCTCCTAAATTTTTCTTATATTGTTGCCAGGGAGTTAAATTATTTTCCACAAACTACTCATTTCTAACAAAAGAGTTATCAACATACTGCCAAGTCATATTCACATTAGGATCTTGCTCTGACTCTATCCAAATAATTTTTGGATCACTTTTAAGTGCTTCGTTAATTGGATAAAAATACTCTGGTTCTATTTCTTGATACAACTTATCTACATATTCACCGTCAACAAAAACCGAATAAGTGTTTGTGCCAGGGATTTCTGTTATTTCGTCTAAAACTATTGTAGGATCGCTTTTTAGCGCTGCTGTTATTTTTACACATCTTTCATCTATTTCTGAAGGAAATAAAAATGATGTAACATATTGATTATTTACAAAAATTCCATAAGCATTTAACTTGGGTATCATAAGACTCCTTTTCTATATAAAGTATACCATTTTTTGTTTAGATTAGCAACCTGGGAATGTTGATGAATATACGCAGTCACAACTTGCATTGTATCTATAAATCAAGGTCTGACACCATATTGTATCTTCAACCGTATTACAGACTTCTCCTACGGTACATGCTGGAGTTGGTGTTGGGCTAGGCGTAGGTGTTGGTGTTGGCGTTGGCGTTGGTGTTGGTGAAGGAGTTGGGCTAGGCGTAGGCGTAGGTGTTGGGGTTGGTGAAGGCGTTGGTGATGGCGTTGGTGATGGCGTTGGTGTAAAAGTTGGGAAGAACGGGAAGGACGGTGGGAAGAACGGGAAGAATGGTGGTGCAGGTGTAGGTGTCGGAGTTGTCCATGGCGTTGTCGAGCATTCGCCATACAATGTTGAGTAATAGTATCCGCAAGCCTGGCATTGAGACTGGTTATAGGCCCATGCATTGTCTGGGCTACATGTTGGTGTCGGAGTCGGTGTCGGTGTCGGAGTTGGAGTCGGAGTTGGTGTCGGTGTTGGGGTACAAGGAACAGTATCGTAGTATTCTCCACAACTTCCATTTGCATAAACACCAACTCTACTTCCATTAGAACATGGAGAATCCCAAGCAATAAATGTTCCAGCAGCAGGACATGTCGGTGTTGGCGTAGGAGTAGGCGTAGGAGTTGGAGTTGGAGTTGGAGTTGTCCATGGCGTTGTCGAGCATTCGCCATACAATGTTGAGTAATAGTATCCGCAAGCCTGGCATTGAGACTGGTTATAGGCCCATGCATTGTCTGG